TTTCAAATTTGACCGCACTTTGCCCTAAAAGAAAAAACACCAATAACTCATCATTATTGGTGTTCTTATCACAAGCTAAAAATTAAGCACGTTTGAAGTCAAAATGTACAAATTTAAAAACACCAATTTTTAAATAATAAAATCAGTTTATTATGTATCTGTGATATTGTTTATTTCCGAAATTATATATATTTTTCCGAAACTACAAAAGTTACAGGGTTGTAATAATGCCATAAAATATGAATAAAGACATAAGGATTTTACAAAATGTATATTACGCCCCGATTGCTTGCTCCAATAAAAAACCGCACCAAGATTTCTCAAAGTGCGGTTGTGTTTCTTGATTGAGACTACTCTTTTACCTTGCCACCAGCAAACATATACGGATTGACATAACCGATGTATGTTTCCGGCACAAAACCTTCTGGTTGAGCTTTGACTAATTCAGATAACGCCCATTCATAAGGGATTGCGTTCCAAGCCGGCACGCCTTGGATAGTAAACGTATTAATGCTTAAACTCTCTTTTCCCTCGTCTTTTTTGGCTTTTGACACGTAAGATGAGATGGTTACAAAAGTACTATTATTGACATAGTCAAGTTGCAAGCCTGTTACAGTATGATGTTCTGAAATTGAACCAGTGCGTGCATCTTCAATATTTTTTTCAATAAATTTCATTTGATTGCTCCTGATTTTGGATATTTGGATAAAAGAAAACCGCACTCGATTTATCAAAGTGCGGTGGTTTTAGTTAAGGTTGATTAAATTACGATTTGACCGTTTTCTTTCAGATAAGCATAAATCTGCTCCAAATCAATTTGCTCTGTCGTTTTGCCAATGTTGTCATGTTTACTCCTAGTCTTGTGTTATTGTTCTTGTGTTTGATACTGCGTATGCAGT